TGTATAACGCTTCTTCTTCGGTAATTGTTTGTCCCATTTGAACAGAACCAGAAAGACGGAATCCTTTTGGATAATATGTTGCACCCATTCCAATAGTTGGAATACCCTTGGAATCTTTGTAAGCTTCTGTTCTGAGTCCCTCATAATCTTTTAAAAGTCTTGCAAGAGTAGATTCAAAGTCACTTCCCATGGTGATACCACCAGAACTCTTACTAGTCTTTTTATCATCACCACCTCCACCATCTGTTGCCTTTTTATCCCCAAAACCAAAAAGACTTTTGAATGGGCCCAATAAACTATCGAATGGTCCCGATCCCTCTCCTTTCACAGTCCTCGCAAGATTCATTGCACCGAAAACATTCGGAACTTTATTATCAACAGCAGTCTCAAGATAACGAGAAAGAACAACCTGATATTTCTCTGGATCGGTTGCCAATAAAGCACCTGTGGCAGAGTCTCTCTCACCTGAAATTGTTCCTGGACCATAAGTAGATCCAAAAACTTCGCCACCAGTTTGCATTGCACTCGCAGACAGAAGACCCGTAAGAGAACCTTGATTTACCTCATCAACAGTAGCAAAGTCGTTTAATGCGACAATGTTTGTAGAGAATGATTGTAGCATTGACTTCTCTGGTCTCTGTCCCAAGAGAAGATCAACAGCAGATCCCATAATAGAACCAATGAGAGGAATGCGCTTCATCTCATTAGATGCATTTATCAAATATCCAATAGTTTCCTTTTTAAATCCAGCCTTTACTAACTTTTCTGGTCCACCAATATCTTTTCCTATCTTTACCTTATCTGGTTTCTTTGTGGAGGTTTTAAATGTGGTTCTTTCTAGTTTTTTCTCGACATTAGTTTCTGTATCACCAACTGGACCACCTTCTTCTTTCTTTTCTACTTCATTTTGCTTATCAAAATCAAATACATTAAAAGTGATAGCATCAAAAAATCCACCAGTTGCTCTTTTTGATCCTTCTACGACTCCTCCAACTGCATTTCCAACAATGCTCTTCGCAAAATTAAATATTGCTTCTGCAATTTTACCACCTTGCTTCAATGAGTCAAAGAGTAACCCACCAGGATTTAAAATATAGGTAACAAATTTAAATACACCACCACTAATATTTTTGATAAGATCAAATAATCCCCCACCAAACACCCAGTCAAAGATTGCCTTTGCACCTTTACCCACTCCAGTGAATATTCCTAAAATATCCTTACCTAATTGAGCACCAGCCTCCTTAAGACCTCCACCAAAGAACAGTGTTCCTAATAAATTGCCAACATAATCACCAATAAAACCACCAAGAATCGTCCCTAGGACAGGAATAGGAATGAGTGTTCCAAGAGCACCACCAATTGTAGTTCCAATTCCAGCAAATAATGCCTTCCCAATCGGTTCTCCACTCATTAATGCGAGAACAGCACTAATTATGCCACCGATAACAGGAACTTTAATAAATTTACCAATCTTACCTAATGATGCAAGTGCTTTGACTCCACCTCTTCCTCCAATTTTATCGGCAACAGTTGTGGCACCTTTTCTGATTGCATTTGTTGCTCTAGATCTACCAAACTTTCCGCCAAGACTCTTTACAGCATCCTTTCCGAATCTCTTTTCTGCTGCATCTCTACCGAATCTACTTGCAAATCTTCTTGCTGCAGCAGGAGAGGTTGTTCTTGTTTTACCTACACCTTTACCACCAATACCTGTAGTTTTTGGACCACGGCCACCACGACCAAAAGAATCTCCACCTCCACCACCAATGGATGCCATTCCTGCAATGATGGCAATGTTAGCAAATGTAGTAAATGCAGATAATAATCCTTCAAATTTTTCGAGTGCTTCCTCTCCGCCTATATTTTCGATTGCACCCTTAGCCCAATCAATCGGTTTCTTTGCGATAACAAGGAATGAAGAGAATGCATCAATTAAAAATATACCTGTATTTGCAAAGAAATCGACAACAGGAGGAATAAATTTGACTAATTCCAACAACTGCGGAATAAAGGAACAAGTCGATATGCAACGAATCCAGCAATGAATGCTTTGATTCGATCCATGATACTCATGGGAACATTCATCTTCCCACCACCAGACTTCTCTTTCTTATCGTCTTCCTTCTTTGCTTCTAGTTCTTCTTCTCGCTCTGCCCTCTTTCGGTTTTCTTCAGCCTTTCTTCTTTGCTTCAATAAAATTGATTCATTCTTAAATGTGGTCTTTAGTATCTTATGAATACTGATTACCGTATCCTTAATTACTAGAATATCATCATCACCTTTTGCTGTGTCTTCACTGACCTCATCAAGTTTGGGGACAGGAGCAAGAACTGAAGTATTTACTGGTGCAATAGATCCTCTCGGAATAATTGCAGATGATGGTTCGGAATATCTTCTACGATCATCTTTCTTCTTTTGCTCTTTCTCACCACTTTTGGCAAGAAGTTTTCTTCCAATATTAACTGCCTTTCCAGTTTTGGTTGCTTTTCCTAAGAGTGCTAACATTTATCAGCCTCCCTCGTTGATTCCGTAGATCATTTTATTTCTTGCCTTTGTGGCATTAGAAAGCATTGGAATACTTGGAGGATTATTTCCAGCCATTTCCATACCACCACCATAATCTCCACCGCCACCAGAGCTTTGAACGGTTGGTGGAAGATTAGTAATCATTGGTTTTTTCTGTGGTGCTTCGGGTGGTTTTAATTTCACATTCTTCTCTCCCATTTTAGCAGGAGTAGAATTTGGATCGGTGTTTGCAACCACCTTATCTAGTTGATCCGGACCACCAAGTTTCTGAACGGATTCTTTTGGAAAAACATATTCACCAGGTTCTCCCTTAATCAATTGTCTATCAGCAGTTTCTCCTTTTATATTGTCTCCACTTCCTTCTTTTATTTCACCACCTTCAAAGGTTTTTGCTTTTGATGGAATTATAGGAGATTTTGGATCATAATTAACTGCCTTTTTCACTTCGGAAGCACTAGCATCTGCATATGTACTCTTAAGTTTACTGAGTAACTTCTTAGCATAAGCACCCTCTCCATTCTTAGCATCATAATCAGCAATTCTCTGAGGATCAGTCGATTTCATCAACTGTGCATGTCTCGCATTAATTGATTCCTTTTTCTGTTGATGCTCTTCTGCTTTTGCAAATGCTTCTTGCTCCGTTTTCTTATAATCTTTGGGTAATGATGCGATAGATGCTTTTGCACCAGCCTTCATATTCTTCATGGCATTTTGATATGCCTTTGCTCCAGATCTTGTATTTGGGAAGTCTTCTCTCTTGACCTCCGAACCCATGGGTTTATCAAGATCAATTACTTCACTGCTTCCTGCAAGTTGGAATGTGCTCTTTACTTTCTCCTTTTTGCCTTCTTTTTCTTTTAACTTTTTAAATTCTTCAAATCTGATAGGATCTTTATCAGTAAAAAGATCACCAGCTACTTTTTCATGTAGAGGATGATTTGGATCATCAAAAGCCTGTTGATACTCTGCAAATAAAGGATCATCTTGAACTGATTTTTTTGGACTCTTCAGTCCCATTAATTTTTGTTGACTCTGCTTTAACTTTTCTTTTTTTGCATTAAGTTTATCAATAGCTTTCTGTTCTTCTGCTGTTGGTGTCCCTATATTTCCATCCCTGAATATGGTTTTAGTTTCACCAGGTTTAAACATACCACCAAGCATATTTTTCGCTCCCTCCATCATGCCACCAAGAAATCCACCTGGTTTACCACCACCAGGTATTATATTACCACTTTTAACACTATTAAACTCTTCTGCAGATATCCTCTTACCATTTCTAGTGTACTGCATATCAGGTGGCAATCCTTTTTTAGCCTCTAATCGTGCTATTGCTGCCTGTGCTTGAGGTGACAGATTCTCTCTACCAACTACTTGTCCTGAAGAAATTTTCTTTATCTCTTTTTCCTCTTTTTTCTCCTCTTTTATATCTTTACTTCTTTGTCTCAATAACTTTTTATTCTCCCTGTTGGAAGCACTAGTTCCTTCTTTACTATGGTCATGATTAGATTCGTACCCACCAACCATACCACCTGAGGAGAATGCAGGAAGGACAAGTCCACCACCAGATGCTGCTTGTACCTTTGCAGTTTTTGGTTTGTTTGCTCCCGCACCGCCAAACAATTTATTCAGACCCAGGAAGTGATCAGCACCAACTGCATCAACCGTTTCTTTATTGATAACAATTTCACCAGGACGAACCGCAATCATTTGCGTATCTGGACCTGCACCTGATATCTTTTCACCAGATTTTTGACTAATTGCATCGAAATAGTTTGATCCTACTGCAGAAGCTGCCTCTTTATTGATAACGATATCACCAGCATTAGCAGAAATTAATTGTGTATCAACACCAGCTCCTTTAATGTCAGTTCCACTATTTCCAGTAATATCCTTTGCAGGACCTTTACCAAGATTCATGAAGGTATCACTAATACCTTTTTCATTTAAGAAGTTTGTAAATCCACCAAGTAACTCTTCCCCCTTAATTATTCCTAATTTAGCGAGAGGATGTTGCATTAGCAAATCACTAATGCCCTTTTCATCCATAAAGTTTTTAATTCCACCTAATGCATTACCAGCAAAATCCATTGCTACATTACCAAGACCTCTTTCTTTGATTGATGATCCAAGGGAAAGAGCACCTTGTGCCATCCCTGCAGGAGTCAGTTGAGAAAGGTTTGGAATCATTCCACCTTTATCAAATCCGAGCATATCTCCACTGATTGGAGCACCTGTTGTTCCACCAAAGTCTTGAGTATCATCTAGTTGAGTCTTTCCTTCTGCTGCTCTTTCTGGATCATTTGATGGTGTTTGGGATTGCATGATGCCACCAATGGCAGCACCACCAACGACACCAATAGCTGCAGCAGCTACCGGATTTTTCGCAACAAACTTAAGGAGTTTAGGTACTGCGAACTTAAGAAGTCTTGCAGTCATCTTCACTGCAACACCAATCAATTTTCTTATAATTCTACCAAATCCTGTTCCAAATAGTAAGAAACCTCCTAAAATTGCAGGAGCAAAATCAGTTAAGAATTCAATTAGACTATCAACTTTTTCTTTGTTATCTGGATCAGAGAACCATTCTAAGAACTTAACTAAAAATCTTCCTGCAATCAGAGTGACAAGACCACTGACAATTCTATCAAATAAACTCTTGACAGGAGCAACGGCTTTTTCTAATACCTTAAGTCCAAGATTTGGTTTCTTCTCTTCTAACTTATCTTCTCTCTTTGCTCTTCTTGCTTTTTGTGCTCTGCTTCTTTCCGTCTCAGCAGAATCCTTCAACTGATCGTTTCTCTTTTCAAGAAGATTCTTGATTGAAACAACAGTTTCTCTTATCTTTACAATATCATCTACTTTTTTCTTCCTTGGTGCTTTTTCTGCTTTAGGTTCTTCTGTAGGTGTCTCAAAAGTAGAACCAGTCAGGAGTTTAGAAGGTTTAACTACACTCTTCTGGAAATCTTGTACACTGATTTTCTTCGTCTTTATCTTAAATCTACCAGTCTTTCTCTTTACTCTCTTAAATTCTTCTGTGATGAGTTCTGATTCCTCAGTAGGAATCTGACTGTCTGTCATCCGAGCAGCAGCCATTCTCTCCTTGAGGAGAGTCATGTATGTCTTATAATCAATATCAAAAGTATCATCCAATCCAAGGAGATTGAGAATTCTCTCATCAATCTCCTCATCCACTAAATCATCTTGACGAGTTCCCTCGTAAACAGCTAATGCAGATTCTCTGCTTGCCTCTTCTCTTATGCTGTTTATTAGGTCATCGAGATCAGGTGGCATTTTGTTGTGCTTTTAACTTTTCGTTTTCCAGATGTTCCTTAAGTAAGGCGACATAGATATCCCTTTCCCACGGTATCAAGTTTTCAATCTCAGTCAAACTATATTTATGGTACTGAATCAAAGCAAAATTCAGTTTGTAGTAACTTTCAAGATCGATGTGAGCGAGGGCTACGCGAAAAAACTTGACAGTCCTTCCAGAACAACTTCACTCTCAACTTTTGTGTTGGGGTTTTTAACCGTAAGTGTATGGGAAAGTTTTGGCATCGTATTGAAGAATTCCTCAATGCTCTTGAATTGAGTTGAGTTCATCTGCTCAAGAAATTCTGTCATTTCTTTCTTGGTCACATCACCACATTCCCAGACTTCTTCTTCATTGTAAATTTTATCAATACAAGATGCAATCAGAGTAAATGATTGATCCATTGTATCTTTTGTTGATGCACCAGCAAAATCAAAGTTGTTCTTAATGAACTGATCAAGTGAAGGATACTTCATCTCAATCATCAGTTGATCATCAACCTTGATTTTATTGTTGTGATCGTCAGATTTTTTGACTTCAATCTCGTCAATATTGATCTTCGTAGGAACTTGAGTTGTTCCATCATCAGGACAAATGATATTTACATCAACTTCTTCTCCAACTGACTTTCCACGAATGTTCAGGAAGAGATATTCAATATCAAAGGTCGGTAGAGATTCTACTTTGATTCCCTTTGTCTTCACACAGTTTTTGATGACTGTTTTAATTGCAGATGTAATTTGCTTTGTATCTTCACTCTCCAATGCAAGCAAAAGAACTTTCTCTTCTTTAACCAAAAAAGGTCTGTATTCTACTTCTTGGCCAGTCGAAGGAAGTTCAAGATTGTAATATGGAGTACTAATTTTTGGTAAAGGCATAATGTTCTATACAAATCAGTAATATTATTTAGATGGGTAAAATGAGGTTATTTACTTAGAATAAGTTCTCAAGAGTAATGGGACTATTGAATGGATTTGGAGATTCATCAATTTCTCCCGCAGAGTTATTTCCGAAGACAGAGAAGTCGAACTGAGACTCCCCTCCTATTCTTGCTCTGAGATATCTGGTATACGAGAAAGATACAGTCAGTTTGAGTAACTGTGATGCATCATAACTCACAGGCATTGAATTCAATGCAATAGGAAATGCTTGGACGAAACGATATACCGTTCTTTGGGGTTCATCGTCTCTCAGATCCTTTTCAAATTTAGATATGAACAGACTGTCTATTTTATATTGATCTGGAAAATTAACTCGGTAATTATAGTTTCTATCTTGTGTAAAAAATCCATCTCCCAACGATGCAGTGGCACCACCTCTTCCTCTTTCTCCTTCACCAGCAATATAGTTCATCCATCTATCAAACAATTCTATCATATAATGTCCGTGATCAACATAGAATGTAAGATCTATCGTGCCATCATATTGCTTTCTATATGCCATTTTTTCACTGACACCAGTGAAGTCATCATTTACATCATGAGTTGCAAAAGTGGATCCTGGCAATGATGCCTCACTACATGCAAGAGTCAGATAGCGTTGCTTCTCAGAATCAAGATTTGCATTATATCTTGAGAGAAATCCACCAACAGTAGAGTTTAAACTCATTGCAACTTCATAGTTTGAAGTTGTTGCAGGCCTCATGATCTTTGATTTTAACTCAAATACCCTTTTATTTCTAGGTCTAGGGGACTGTGGCATTTTAAGTATAAATATTTTGTTAGTTATATAGTATGTAGTTAAGATGGCTGGATCATATAAAAGTAGATATTATCCATCTTTTCCGAAAAAATATAAAGGAAATCCAAATAACATAATATGTAGAAGTAATTGGGAGAGAAAATTCTGTCAGTACTGCGATCTAAACGAAAATGTGATAGAATGGGGATCAGAAGAATTCTTCATTCCATATCGCTCACCTTTAGACGACAGAATCCATCGTTATTTTCCCGACTTCTATATGAAAATAAAAGAAAACAGTGGTCGGATTAAAAGATATGTAATTGAAGTTAAACCATACAAGCAAACTATTCCTCCTACCAAAACAAAAAATAAAAAATCTCAAACTTACATTAGTGAAGTCAAAACCTATGCGGTTAATGATGCAAAATGGAAAGCTGCGAGAGAGTTTTGTGAAGATAGGATGTTGGAATTCAAAATTATCACAGAAAAAGAACTATTCTAATGCCAAAGACCGACAAAGTAAATTACAACACTTCGAGAACAAATAGAATAGAAGATGTTTATTCAGATATTATCAATGCACAAAGTGCAGATGATAAAATGGAGATCATCATCGAAACTCTATCAGAAACCGTAATCATTCCAGACATCGGTAGGGCTTACACCTTCATATACAATGCAAAAACTCCAGAAATTATCTATGACGAATTTCCACTCATTGTATGTACTGATGTTCAAAAGTGGGGATTTCGTGGATATAACTTCCACTGGGGTGAATTAAAGAATTATAGTTGGAATGAAGTTGCTGGATATCTTCATGTAGTGTATCCAGAAGAAATCGAAGTGTTAAAGACAATACCTTTTGCTAAATTCGTTAATAAATAAAAATACTGTAACTGTTGGTATAAATGGCAGTGCCACAAGGATGGAGCGAATCATCCGGTAAATATAAAAAAACACATTATCTGAATGGTTCTACGGGAAAGAAACTTCAGTTAGAAACAGACCCGAACACGGGTAACTTTACTGTGTCAGATGCGAATGGAAATCCAATCTATTCAGTATCCTCTGATGGTGATGTTGTGATATCAAATGCA